GGCGCTGTGAACAACAGCCTGACCAAGACCGAGCGGGAATACGTCCAGATGGTCAAGGAGTTGCCCTGCTCGGTCTGCGATGAACCCGGCCCGAGCGATGCCCACCATGTCAAGCAGCACCGGCAGTACACCGTGGTGGCGCTGTGCAAGTCCTGCCACCAGGGTGCGCTGATGGGCTGGCACGGGCAGAAGCGTATGTGGTCGCTCAAAAAGATGGATGAGATCGACGCCCTGAACGTCACCGTCCAGCGTCTTTTTGCCAATACTAGGGTAAGCACCTAGAAAATAATTGAAAAAAGTTGTTGATGGGCCTTTAACGGTGTTAAGATTCGCCTACGGTCAACGAGACCGGAACGGTAACCCAAAGGAGTCCCATCATGAACGTAAACGATATCGCCCTGACCCAGATCGACGAACTGGGCCTGCTGCTGGCTCAGATCGCAGAGTTGACCGCCAAGGCTGACAAGATCAAGGACAGCATCAAGGATGCTGCCACTGCCGGTGGCCCCTCTGTCGTCGAGGGCAACCTCTTCAAAGCCACCGTGGTCGAGGCCAACCGCAAGGTTGTTGACTGGAAGGCCATCGCCAAGGTCTGCAACATTCCCGAGAGCGTGATCGCTGACAACACCAGCATCACCGCCGTCTTCTCCGTCAAGACCGCTGCCCGCTGATCAGGAGGCCACGATGAAAAAGCAAAGCACCAATGCAATCGTGGCCTACGGGCCTGATGGCAAACAGCGCACGGTTGTCGAGTTGACCGACAAGGAGTATGCAGAGCTTGAGAGGGCCATGCAGTGGCCTGAAGACCTAGAGGCATACGACAGGCTCAACGCCCCCATCCGTGCCACGCTGGAAGGCTGGATCATTTAATTCAACGGGGGCTTCGCCCCCCCCCACAGGAGAACATCATGCAATACGCAAATATGTACAGCTACAGTGACGTTGAGCCGTTCGAGGTGGTTCGGGTGATCAGCGACAAGACCCTGGAAGTTCGAGCTATGGACTCCGAGCGCGATGAGTCCGTCAAGCTGGAGTTCCACGTTGGCGGCTTTGCTGCCCACTGCTCGAATCAGCGCGATCAGAAGTGGTTCATCACCAGCAACCCTGAGAACCGGGTGATCCGCATTCGCTTGGGCAAGAAGGGCTGGAAAGACAAGCATGGGCGCAAGTTCGGCCTGTCTGACAAACCCTTCCGGTTCTACGACTACAACTTCTGAGAGGCGGGGCTACGGCCCCATCTTAGGGAAACCCCTTAGAAAATAATTGAAAAAAGATGTTGACCATCATCAAACTCAGTTAAGATAGCGTCACTGCAATACGCAGGAACGATACAGGAGCGAATCATGAAAAACATCACCTACATCACAGAACAGTGCGGCGCACGCTGGTTGGTTTCCTCTACTGGCGTCGAGGGCGACCGGGCCTTCTGGGTTCTCAATGTTGGCGGCAAGTCGGTTGCCAAGCCTTCCATCGTGGGGTTCTACGCATCCAGCGTTAATGCGGCTGCTGCCGCTTTGAGCAACTGAGGAGACCATCATGGCCGCACACATCGAAAACTATGACGCATACGACCGCGCAGTCAAGCGCAACATCCTTGCCAACGCTCACAAGACTTTTGAGCGCACCTACGAGGACGCAGAAGACATCTTGGACGCCATTAGAGTCGGTCGGGTTTATGACGATCAAGGCAACGTCAGCTTCATTGCCCGTTACACCGACGATTTCATGGGTTCTATGGCGAGGGCGTATGACACTTTCGGCAAACTCACGCCCAACCAAGTCGCCGCCGTTCGCAAGTGCATCGCCCAGCGTGCCGCCCGCCGCGCTGAGTGGGCTGACAAGCAGGCCGCTCTGAACGCCAGCCGCCAGCACCTGGGCGCTGTGGGCCAGAAGGTGACCCTCACCCTCACTGTCGTTCACATCGTCGTGCTGGACGGCGCTTACGGCACAAACTACATCCACATCTGCGAGGACGCAGACCAGAACGTGGTGATCTACAAGGGCAAGGCCATCGACTTCCCCCTCAAGGGCGAGACGGCTACCGTCACCGCGGTGGTCAAGGAGCATGGCGTGCGTGAGGGCGTCAAGCAGACCGTCATTCAGCGCCCCAAGGTTCTCCAGGCGGCATAAGAGGAATGCCCCACTAAAACGTGGGGCTTCTTTAACAAAGTGTTTGACCTTTAAAATTTAACGCAGTTAGAATAGACAGCACTGCAACAAGCAGGAACGATACAAGGAGATTCAAATGTACGAGTTTTACACCAAGTTTTACAGCGACGAAGGCGATGAGATTCGCTACCGTCCCACTGCCGACTACGCCAGTGATCTGGCGCATGATCGTCTGGCCTTTTGCTCTTCTTGCACCCAAACGCATGACGACATCGGCCCGAACTTCGCACACGCCTACTGCTTGGACTGCAAGCAGCACACGGTTTTTGGTCACCTTCACTTCGACAAAATCATTTAAGGAGCGCATCATGGAATCCATTCATGTCAAAGCAAAAAACTGGTCAAACATCTTTGTTGAAAGCGTAGAAGATGATGATGGCAAGCAAGAAGTTTTCTTGTCTGTCCACATCGTGGGCAGTCATTGCTCTACTCGTATGACCAGGGAGCAGGCGGTCAATCTGGTCGAAGCTCTTCAAGCTGTGCTGGCTCATGAACAAGTCGTTTGACGAGCGCAAGCGGGACTTCTGGGAGTGGCACAAAGCCAACCCAGGAGTCTGGCAGTACTTCGAGCGGTTCTCCCTGGAGGCTGTCTCTAAGGGCCGAAAACAAATCAGTCACTGGCTGATCATCAACCGCATCCGTTGGGAAGTGAACATCATGACCACTGGCGGCGACTTCAAGATCAGCAACGATCATATCGCTTTCTATGCCCGCTTGTGGAGAGCGCGATACCCGCAGCACAAAGACCTTTTCACCATCAAACGCATGATTGGAGAGCCTGAATGAAAGAGCCGTTGGATTATTTGAGAAAGGCCGTGCCATTTTTGTCGCAACTACACAAGAAACTGGAGGCCAAGCAGCCAGAGTACGTTGCTCATGCTCGTGATGTGGTGCAGGCTGCTCGCAGGGCCGTGAAGTTTGTCATGCCACCAAATGGGCAAATTTTTGACACCAAGCTCGATGGGCTGCCGGACATCGTCAAGCTACCATTTGATTTCATCATCATTGAGTATGAGTGCCCGAACGACGGCGGCCTTGCGACAAAGGTATTTGGTGAGGAGTCAACGCAGCCAGCCAGAAAGCGCATTGTTTATGCAGAGCAGCAAGAGGGAAGGATCATTGTTGCCTCTATCGTTGCCTTTCAAGATCGTGGCGTGGACTTTTGGCAGGTGCAGCCGTACTTTGCTTGTTTGATCCCAAAAGAAGATTTGCCTTCAGAAGCAGTCGTTAACGATATGCCAGGAGTGGGCGGCAAAGTGGTTGATCAAGTTCGGGTGCAGTTCGTAGACATGGGGGGAGCCGCAGAGCAATATTTTGGCGAAGATTGGGAGCGCCACGCCTATGTTGACATGGCCGACGAGACAGGCGCGGTTTTGTCTTTGCTGGAGGCGCTGACTTGCAAAAACGTGGGGATAGAGTCGTTGCCCGTCAAAAAGAATAAAGGCGCTCAAGCGCGAGGCGCTTTGCCTTATGACGAGTATTACACCTTGATCGTCAACAGTAAAACCCGCTCGCAAGATGATTTGAACGGTACACATCGATCTCCAAGGGAGCATTTGCGCCGAGGGCACATTAGGCGCTTGCCAAGCGGCAATGTTTGGGTCAACTCGACCATCGTTAATGCCGGACACCACGGCAAGGTTCACAAAATGTATGAGGTTGCAACATGAAAATTGATAAAGATATACCAATTCCAAACAAGTGGCCGTTCGCAGAGATGAAGCCCGGCGACAGCTTTGCGATACCAGAGGGATTTCAACGCCAGTCTGTGGCTGTGGCTGCCATGCGCTACGGCAAAAAACACAAGATGAAGTTTTCGACAAGGAAGATGCCAGACAACACTTATAGATGCTGGAGGACAGAATGAACATCGGAGACATTGTTCAGGTCAATCCTGAAAAAGAAATGTTCGGCGCTTGCCTAGTGGTGGTCACTGAGGTCAAGTCCTGGGGTATCCAGGGCTACGTTCAAAACGCTGGTGTAGCTGGTCAGGCTTACATCCGTCTGAAGAACGAAGATTTCGAGCATACAGGCGGCACTGCTGTGTGGATTGCTGGGAGTGGAGAATGACTGAACAACAAAAGCTTGTGCTTCTAGTTGACTTGTACAAGGCGAATATAGCGGTGGCTCAGGCCATGATGTACGCAATAAGCACTTTCAACAAAAAAGATGACGAGTGGGTTTGGTACGCCCTGTTTTCGTGGTGCAGCTACAAGGACATCCGGGATGACCAATGGGCAAAGTTCGAACATCACTATCTCGATGCGATGTTACTGAAGGAGGGTGTGAGCTATGACTACGTTGATTGAAGCAGCAAAGCTGGCGCTGGAGGCGCTGGAAGAATGGGAGAAGTCGATGTCTAAAGGCGCGTTGGAAGCGCACCGAATTTTAAGAACCGCCATTGAGGCGGCTAAGAGGCAGGAGCCTGTGGCGTGGGCCGTGTTTGAGGGGTGGAACGCGCATGACCTGTACCTGCCTCAAGAGTACGACGAGGTTCTGAAGATGGCGGGATACAAAGGCGATCACGCTGAAGTTAAGCCACTCTACACCCACCCATCAGCAGCACAGCGCCAGCCGCTGACGGAGGATCGGATCGGCCAGATCATCGAGCAGTGCAAAATCACTTTGGTCAACTATTGCAGTGGCGAAAAGCAAACCGAGTTTGCCCGCGCCATCGAAGCAGCGCACGGCATCAAGGAGACAAACACATGACCCGCGACGACATTATTGCAATGGCGCGGCAGGCTGGGTGTATTCCGGTGCGCCACCCTGAGTACGACAACGATGTGCAGGTTTTTGCTACGCCTGACGAGCTTGAACGCTTCGCCTCGCTTATCGCTGACGCAGAGGCAAAAAGAATGCACGCCGAAGGCATGGTGACTGTTGGTCATATGCGCCAGCAGATCGCAGCCGAGCGCAACAAAGTGGCTTCATGGATGATGGCTCAGGGTTACGCCACCGGCCACGGTGACACGGTTGAAGACCTGCTCAGGGAATTGGAGTGGCAAGTCGCAGACCGCTGCGCTGAGATTGCATACGAAGCCGAGCCGTGGCATTCTGCTGATCTGATCCGTGAAGCATTTGGAGTGAAAAAATGAAATTCAGAAAGAAGCCAGTGGTCATTGAGGCCACGCAGTGGTTCAAGCTGGGCGATCACCCGATGGTTCATAAGCCAACAGCCTCGGTACATACAGAATGGGAGAGGCGACAGGGACTTCCAGAAGGGTCGATTGGAGAAATCAAAACTCTTGAAGGCTATCTATTGGTCACACCCGGCGACTGGATCATCACCGGAGTCAAGGGCGAGCATTACCCGTGCAAGCCTGACATCTTTGAAGCCACCTACGAACCCGTCAACGAAAGCACCGCACGCTACGAGGCTTATGGTCTCATGGGTGGCGATGAGTTTGTCAGCGGGCATAGCATGAAACGAAACCTACTAGGGCCAAGCTAATGACACCAACAGCACATCTGCGTTTTGTTGAGCGCATCGAAATCATCAACAACAACCCTGAGACGGGCGTGTCCACCGGGCGCACCGTCAAGGTGCTTCAGCAGTTTTTTGAGACCCCTCAAGGCAAAGATGTAATGGGGGATATGTTCGTGCAAATTTACGGCAAGTGGATTGACATCCCTCTTGTCAAAGGAGATTGAATGAGTCTCGCCGTAAAAAAACCCATGAAAATAGCAGGATCACCCATCACTTGCCCTCCTTGCAATCACAATTGCAACCAAGGTCGAGAATGCTCTGCGAGGAAGAAATGAACAACTGGGGAATGGCAGCAGTCATCGCATGGATCATCATCTGCTGCTATTTCTTCGCAGAGATTTTGATCTGGGGGTCAAACATTCTGTCCCTGCACAGCAAATAAAAGTCATCACAATTTGACTGCAATCAGGGGAAGCGGCTAAACTAGCCGTTAAAGGAGCCGTTTAACTCATGGACTCACCAACCCCCAAGCCTCGCAAGAAACCCCGCCAAAACGCCGAAAAAGGGGCTTCGCAAGCCATTCTTGAGGCATCCCCACAACCAGAAATCGCGCCGCCAAAGAAAAAGACAGGAAGACCATCCAAGTACACCACAGAAATAGCTCAAGAGATGTGCAAGATGCTCGCTGATGGCATCCCCCTCAGAGAGATATGCAGAAGAGATGGCTTCCCCGCTTGGCAAACAGTCTATGACTGGATGTATCAAGATGATGCTCGTGGAGAAGCGGGAGTCGGTCTTTCCGGAGCCATCGCCAAGGCGCGGGAGATTGGGCAGGACGCCATAGCCGAACAGATATGGATTGAGGTCAATCAAGAGCCAGAACGCATCCTCACAGAAGGTGGCGGCAAGATTGATCCCGGTTATGTTCAGTGGCAAAGGGTAAAAGCCGAGATTGGATTGAAACTTTTAGCAAAATGGAATCCAAAGCGTTACGGTGACAAGGTTCAGCTTGGTGGCGACCCGGGAAATCCGATACAAGCGCAAGTCGATGTAAGCATTTTTGATACATTGGTTCAGACGCTGGAGGCCCGCCGACAGGACAAAGCCAATGGCTGATCCGCTGGTTGAGCTACTGTCAGACCCGAAAACCCGCCAGAAATACGCCAAGCTCCCCCAGGAACAGAGGGACGCCTTCGCCTGGAGGACAAAGTGGCTGGCGACGGCTCATGATCACCAGATTCTCCCGCCTGGGGACTGGTGGACGATCTGGCTGCTGCTGGCAGGCCGCGGCGCCGGGAAGACCCGGACAGCCGCCGAGCAGATCGCATGGTGGGCATGGCAGGAGCCGAACACCCGCTGGCTGGTAGCCGCCCCGACATCGGCTGACGTTCGGGCAACCTGCTTCGAGGGGGACTCCGGGCTGATGTCCGTCATACCCCCGTCCCTGATCGCTGAGTACAACAAGGCGCTGCACGAACTCAAGCTGATCAACGGATCGCTGATCAAAGGCATCCCGGCCAGCGAACCCGAGCGGTTCCGCGGCCCACAGTTCCACGGAGCGTGGTGCGATGAGCTTGCAGCGTGGGACTACCTTCAGGAAGCGTGGGATCAGATCATGTTCGGGGTTCGCCTGGGCAAGCGCACCCGCATCCTTTGCACCACCACCCCCAAGCCCAAGGACTTGATCGTCGAGCTTGTCGGCAGGGAGGGCGACGATGTCAAGCTGACCACCGCCTCGACCTACGCCAACCTTGCCAACCTTGCGCCATCGTTCCAAAAGCAGATTCTCCAGTACGAGGGCACGAAGCTCGGGCGGCAAGAAATCTACGCCGAGATCATTGACCCCGAGGAGTCCGGTATCGTCAAGCGGGAGATGATCAAGCTCTGGCCGACGAACAAGGAGTTCCCCAAGTTTGAGTACATCCTCCAGAGCTACGACTGCGCCACCTCAGAGAAGACGATCAACGACCCCACAGCCGCGGCGACCTGGGGAGTCTTCAAGCCCACCGATGGCCCGATGTCCGTCCTGCTCATCGACTGCTGGCAGGATCGCCTGCAATACCCCGACCTCCGGCCCAAGGTGCAGGACGAATACGAAGTGGTCTATGGAGAGGGCAAGGACAAGAAGCGCGTAGACCTGATCCTTGTGGAAGACAAGAGCGCCGGTATCCAGTTGATCCAAGACCTACAGCGGGCGCATCTGCCGGTCAGGGCGTACAACCCAGGCGGTGCTGACAAGCTACAGCGGCTGAACATCGTCTCCTCTCTGTTTGCCCGTGGCCGGGTCTGGATGCCAGAATCGAGCCAGAGGCCAGGATATGTGAGGGACTGGGCCGAGCCGCTCTTGAGCCAGCTATGCTCATTCCCCGACACGACTCATGACGATTTCGTGGACGCCACGACCCAAGCCCTGCGCTTCTTGAGGGACGCAGGATTCATTGACATTGATGGCCCAGCGCCGGAGGCATATGATGAAGACGACTACATTGACTCAGGACAGCAGCGCAGGGTCAACCCCTATGCCGCATGACATCAAGGTCACGATCTGCCATAACAGGCTTGAATTCCTACGCGGCGAAGAACTCGTCAAGATCAGTTCCGAAACTCTTCACAAAGTTCTCGACGACTGGCTTGACGTTGTGCGAGCGACTCGGAGTGTGTCAAGTCAAACCAAAGTGCTTTAACTGCGACATAAAGCCGATGGACTTGACAAGCCCCAGCGATTATGATTCGGGGCAGAAAGGCGACGATCATGGCTGATAAATCTGAGAAAAGATCACCGCTCGAAACCGCAGGCGGTGCGTATGTTGGCTATCGCCGCGCCGGTCGTCGTCCTGAGTCGCAGCAAGACCGCGAGGCATCGGCCAACATCCCGGTGGCTGTCGCCCGTGGTCTGGTGTCGGGCACCTTGGGTCTGCCTGGAGACATTGAGTCACTCGCTCGCCTGCCCTACGAACTGATCACTGGCAAGGAGTCCAAGACAATCCTGCCGACCAGCGAGGACATCGAGAAGCGCCTGCCCTTCCGCGGTGCAAGCCAGACGCCTGTGGGGCAGATGTTCACCGGGGCTGGGCAGTTGGCTGGTGGGGCATACACCGGGCCGCTGTCGGGCGCCAGGGCTGTGATGGCTGTGCCAAGGGCGATCAAGCGTGCTGGTCAGGACTTCGTGCAGTCTGCGGGCCAGACCGTCTCCCCGATTACCGTGTACCACGGCTCCCCGCACAAGTTCCCCCCGACGGCCAAGAATCCTTTGGGCGAGTTTGATTCGACCAAAATTGGGACGGGCGAGGGAGCGCAGGCGTATGGGCACGGATCGTATTTGGCTGAAGCGCCTGGAGTTGCGGAGGGATATGCGAAGACTCTTGCCAACCGCGATATGGCGAATCAGGGCAGGCTCAATGCCCATGCAAATGCCCAGCGATTAGCCAGCCTTGCTGGAGACCCAAAGTATGCCGCTGACGACATTCGATTTGTATTGTCAAACGAGCCAGATCACCCTCAAAAAACATTGCTTCAGGATACCTTGGCGTTTTTGGATAGCGGAGATTTTGCGAAACCGCTTGAGACCAAAGGCTCCCTCTACACCGTAGACCTCCCCGACGAGAAGATCGCCCGGATGCTGGATTGGGACAAGCCCCTAAGTGAGCAATCGGATTTTGTCAAAAAGGCAATCAAAGTTAACGAACTGGACTATGTGCCAGAGCGATTGACTGGCGGCAGGCTTCTTGAGGAGA